GAAGAGCGCCAAAAATCGAGACAAATTTATATTTTTTGCATTGTATCTCAAAACAAGTGGGAAAGTGGGAACAGTGGGAACACCACCCCACGGAAAGGAAGTCGGAATGACAAAAATCCATTATCAATGCAGCAGTTGCGGAAAGACCGAAAGCGTCCGAGCGATGGCAGGTATCCCACACGGGATGTTCGGTATGGGATACAGGGCGGTCGGCGATGCACTCTACTGCCCCGACTGCGTGAAGTCTTGGGAAGAACGCAACGGTGTCCCATTCGATGAGCAATACGCCAGACCCGGCACTCTATTCGCCAGATGGTGGAACAGGAAAGTCGAACAGGCGGTGGACGATAAGGGGCGGTTGCAGAAATACCGAGAGAACGCCATCGGAGACTACGAACTGGTCAAGCCGAACAAGGAGTACGACACGATGGTGTGCACAGCGGTTAAACGCAACCCTTACCAGTTTGTTGATATCCTCAAAGAAGCAGCGGACAAGCCAGAGAACATCGAAGTTCGGATGCTCCTTATGGAGGCCGCCTGCGTGATTGCCCACCTTCTGGACAAAGGAGGAACGATTGAATGATTAAATTACTGATTGGCGGTTCGCCCTGCACCAAGTGGAGCATCGCCCAGAAGAAAGACCGTGAGACCACGGCAGAAGGCGAAGGTTGGGAGTTGTTCCTCAACTACAAAATCGCCAAGGAGAAGTTCAAGCCAGACTTCTTCCTCTACGAGAACAACAAATCAGCGGCACAAGCCATCAAAGACCAGATTAGCATGGAACTCGGAGTTCCCTTGATGCACATAAACTCGGCTTTGGTATCGGCCCAGAACAGACAGAGGTTCTATGCCTTCAACTGGACGGTGCCGCAGCCGGAGGACAGAGGCATCCTCCTAAAGGATATCCTCGAAACAGGGCAGACAGACAAGGACAAAGCATACTGCTTAAAGCACCAAGCAGGCAACGCCAGAGATTACTTCAAGAAGCACCACACACAGGTTGCCTTTGAGCCTGTTGGCGTGGGATACCGAAACAGGCGTGAGGATGACGGCAAACTTCACAGACGGTTCGAGACGGACGGAGACGAGAAGGCAAACGCCCTCACTACGGTGGTCACGGACAGTATGGTCGCAGAGCCTGTCGCAATCAATCCAACCTCGGATGGCGAGAAAGCCAGACGCCTGTTGAGCAGATACCACAAGAACTCGCCCATCAACGCCCTTCGGGACGGCTTCGGCGGTGACACAATGGTTGCAGAACCCGTGAGGGTTGGTGGTATGCCAAGACCGAACGGAGAGGTAAGCACCGCACAGGCGATGCGAGTTTACGCACAGGACGGCAAGAGCGTCACCCTCTCGGCCAACGGTGGCGGTATGGGTGGCAACACAGGACTTTACGCAATACCGACCGAGCCTGTTCGGGTCGGTCATGTAAACAACGGCGCACAGGGAGACCGCATCTACGACAGCAACGGTAAAAGCTGTGCCATTACTGCGAACGGCGGTGGAACAGGCGGCAGCGGTCAAGGACTGTATGCGGCACCTGCGGAATGCGAAACCAAGCACCCCGTTTACGAAGTCAAGGACGGCTTCATTACCATCAAAGGCAGACAATACCCCATCAGACTGCCGGACGGCTTTTACATAATCCGCAAACTGTCGGTCACCGAGTGTTGCCGACTGCAAACCTTGCCGGATGATTATTGCAGAGCGGTATCGGACAGCCGAGCCTATAAGGGACTTGGGGGGGGCTGGACAGCAGAGGTTATTATCCATATCCTCCAAGGGGCACTCAAAGATGTACCAAGGAACGAGGAAATCGTTGTCCTCTCCATGTATGACGGCATCGGCACAGGCAGATATTGCCTTGAGAAGATGGGATTCACAAACATCAAATATTACGCATACGAGATTGACCCCTATGCGATGAAGGTGTCCGGCAGCAATTACCCCGACATCATTCAACTCGGCGATGCCTTCGACCTTCGGAGGGACGATTGGCATCTGCCAGAAATGGAGGACACAATGAACGAACCTATTGTTAATATTTCACTCGAAAGAGCCGCTCAAATCCTCGACCCCACACACCGTGAACACTACGAGAGCATGGACGAGGTAAACGAAGCCTGCAGAATGGGTATGAACGCCCTTCTCCACAAGACGCACAAGCCGAACACTGTGGTATTTGCCGAGGCAAGGCTCGAAGAGGAACTGCAGCAGAGTGCACTCGGTGCGGACAACAACCACGACATCCAGTATTGGAGAGCGTACAGAGATGGAGCGGTGGCACAGGCACACGAGGACGGTTACACGGAGGAGGCACTCAAATGAGACCAGACTTCTTCGAGCAGTTCCCAACGCAAGCCGACCTCGGCAAATACCTCAAAAGCAAGCCGGAGACAGCCAACACCACCGCATCGCAGTTCATCAAAGACCACCTTCCAAAGGAGAGCGTTTTCCAAGCGAAGATTATCGCAGCGGTCGAGGACTGGAAGAAAAAGCGGTGGGTCGACCCAGACACCATCATTTGGAAGAATAACGCAGGCGTTTACAATCGCAACGGTCTGCCAGACCTCATGATGGTCAGCAACGGTAAGTTCTTCGCATTTGAGGTAAAGCGACCTTATCTCGGACGGCTCAGTCCCCTACAGAAGAAGGCAATCGTGGACATCACTCTCGCAGGAGGCAAGGCCGATGCGGTCAGCTACCCTTCGGAAGTAAAGAGGGCACTTATGGAGTACGATTCGTGGTTCGGAGGTGAGGGAGACGAATGACAGCGGATGAACTGAAAGGCATCGCCGTAAAACTTCTCCCTATGCCGGAGGGGCTGAACGCAGCGGAGCAGATGTACTTCACCACTATGCGCAATCTCGCCTTCGACTGGAGGGCAAAACGCATCAGTTCGGAGCAGGTGCGTAAAGAGAGCATCATGGCACGGAGAGAGTTCGACCATAACCAGTTTGAATTAAAGCTGTGGCACCAAACGATGACCATGTGGCAGAAAATCGAAGCACTCTCCGTCAGATATGCCAAGGAACACACCATTGAACTGGCTGACGAATTTTATCGCACCGTTTACGGTCTCGGCGAAAATTGGAGAGCCGTGAGACCGAGAGAGGAGATTGAGAATGAAAACTAACTTGAACGAACTCGCCAAGGAAATCCATCGGAACGCAGTCGACCACGGTTGGTGGGACGAGGAGCGCTCCTTCGGTGATGTCATCGCCCTTTGCCACTCGGAGTTGTCGGAGGCCTTGGAGGAGTACAGAGCAAACAGACCGATGGTATGGTATGCCTGCAACGAAGCCGACCCCTCCACTGGCCCTTGCTCCCCTGCGGACGAGTTTGAATGCCTCCATCACGGCAACGAGGACTGCTGCAAGTACAGAGGGACGAAGCCGGAGGGCATCGCAGTTGAGATGATTGACTGCATTATCCGCATCCTCGACTGGTGCGGCCGGCACGACATTGATGTCGATGACCTCCTCGCAAAGAAACACGCATACAACAAAACCAGACCTTATAAGCACGGAGGTAAACGGATATGACGAGAGAAGAAATCCTTAAAACCGCAGCACAGTGTGTATGCACCGACCGACAGAGCCAGTACGGAACGCCGGAAAACAGCTTCTTGTGCATCGCTCACCTTTGGGAGGACTACCTCACTGCAAAGAATATGCCAGTCAACCTCACGCCGAAGGATGTGGCAGCGATGATGGCGCTCCTCAAAATCGCACGAATTGCCACGGGACACGGCAAGGCTGACAACTGGGTCGACCTCGCAGGATATGCTGCCTGTGGCGGTGAGTTGGAGAGCCTTGAGCCGAATTTGGGGTGAACTTCATGGAGCGAAAACCCAAACCATCGTCCAGAGAGCGACCAGATAAGAGATACGCCACCTGCGTTTACTGCGGACTGCGGTGGAATATAGCAAAGGCGCAGAAAATACCGCCAAACGGATATGTGTGTCCGCATTGTACCTACGGAAGGAGCAGTTATGCCAGAAAATAACGAGAAAATCCGTGTTGAACTTGAGAACAT